AAGTAAACTACCCAGATCCTGGTGTCACACCGGGAGTAACAAACAGTTCAGTGTTTAACTCACTTAATATAGCGATTGATTCTTTAAGGGATGCAGAAGTTGTTGAGTTTGACTTGGCAGCTGCCCCTGGCGTCGTCAATCCAACTCTAAATAGAAAATTGGTTGACATGTGTGAAGCTCGTGGGGATGCATTAGCGATTGTTGATATTAAAGGCGGTTTTAAACCTTCTTACCAATCAACAGCCGATGCAGCAGATAGAAGAGGAAGTGTCCAAGAAGTATTGGATACCCTAAAGACAAACCCGATTGATTCCAGTTATGGTGCTGCGTACTATCCATACGTTCAGATTACAGACTTAAACAATGGGCAAGTCGTTACAGTTCCACCATCCGTAGCAGCGCTAGGCGCCCTATCATACAGCCAGAAGACAACTGAACTTTGGTTTGCTCCAGCTGGTTTCACCCGTGGTGGGTTGTCTGGTGGTCGAGCAGGTCTTCCTGTTATTGGAGTTAAAGATCGTTTGACTTCTAGAGATCGTGATAAGCTTTATGAGAACCGAGTCAATCCGATTGCTCAGTTCCCAGCGGAGGGTATTGTAATCTTTGGTCAGAAAACACTACAGGTAAGACCATCATCGCTGGATAGGATCAATGTAAGAAGATTGATGATATTCTTAAAAAGACAAATCTCAAGATTTGCTTCCACTATCCTATTCGACCAAAATGTACAAACAACTTGGGACAGATTCACAGGCGTTGTTGAGCCATTCTTAAGAGGAGTACAGGCTGGTTTAGGTATCACTCAGTTCAAGTTGGTATTAGACGAAACAACTACAACACCAGACTTGATTGATAGAAATATCTTGTATGCCAAAATCTTTATCAAGCCAGCAAGAGCTATCGAGTATATAGCTATTGACTTTATTCTAACAGATTCTGGTGCGGCTTTTGAGGACTAATACTACTTACTAATAGAAGGAGACTAAGTTAATGCCATTTTGGACCGACGCAACAACAGAACCTAAACGTTCATTTAGATATTACTTTTCATTTACCGGCAATGGTGACGGCGCTGGAGCTAATAAAATTGAAACTTATGCCATAAAAGCAGTTAAAAAGCCATCTTTTACGGTTAGTGAAGTCCCACATCAGTATGTGGCACATACTTTTTATTACCCAGGTCGTATCACTTGGAACACTATTGATGTAACTTTTGTTGATCCGGTTGTTCCAGATCAGTCTGCTGTTATAACAAATATGCTTGTAGACGGCGGTTATACCAGACCAACTAATGAGACCAATTCGAGAGGTTCTTTCAGTAAGCAAAAATTTGTTACTGCAGTCGGTACTCCAAAGATTACTCAAATTGACGCAGATGGCAACACAATCGAAATATGGACTTTAAACAATTCCTTCATTACTTCAGTGGACTACGGTCAGCTTGATTACAGCAGTGAAGATTTGGTTGTTATTTCGGCTACAATACGCTATGACTATGCGACCTTCGAAAACCCAGGCGCACAGCCTACCTCAAAGCTAACTTTAGGCTAACTTTATAAATGGCGATTAAAAGGAACACTTCATGGCGTTTTGGACAGATCCTGGTAGACAACCGAAGTTAGCTTTCCAATGGTACATGGAATTTGGTAGTGGTCCAGTAAGACAAGAGGTGGATGGTCAGAGTCGGTTTTCTGGTCCACGAACTTGGGATATTGTTCAAAGTTATACTCTTCGTTCATTTCAAAGACCATCATATGGCTTTACTGTTAGAAACTATAAAATCTTAAACGACCCAGCTTTTAGAGCTAATAACTTAATGTGGAATCCAGTGGAGATTGTTCTAGTTGATGGTCAAAGTTCGAGAGAAAATAACGCTAGTAAATTATATAATATGCTTTTAAAATCTGGTTATTCTGCTGAATTAGACGAAAATGAAGTTAGAATGGCTTCTAGAAAGGATTTACAGATAGCCGCTCTTGGCGGACAAGTAAACTTTCGACAAATAGATTCTGATGGAAATACAATAGAAAGATGGACTTTGAACAATCCAATTATAAAAGGTGTAAACTTTGGTCAAGCAAATTACACATCACAAGAGATAGTAACGCTTGCCGTCAATATTCAATACGATAGCGCAACCTATAGACGGTTTAGATAAATAAATCTTTAATTTTATTAAAAATAAATGTATAATTAATAGACTATAGTAGAGGTAGAAATGTCAAGAAATAAAGATAGAGTTAATCAAAATATACCACCACAAGCAATCCCCGAGTTGACACAACAAATAGCACAAGAGACAAATCACAAAAGTGCCTTTGATTTTATAGTACCAACGGAAATAGTAGATATACCCAGCAAGGGTAAATATTATCCAGTGGGGCATCCATTAAAAAATGTTGATTCAATAGAAATAAAACACATGACGGCAAAAGAAGAAGATATATTAACTTCTCAAAGCTTAATCAAAAAAGGTGTAGCAATAACAAGATTATTACAATCTATTATATTAGATAAATCAATCAAAGTCAATGATCTACTAATCGGAGATAAAAATGCTTTGCTGGTTGCATCGAGAATACATGGCTATGGACCAGAATATAATGTATCTTTAAATTGTCCACATTGTGGTGTTAACTTTGAAACAACGGCAGATTTGAACGATGTGCAAGAAAAAGAACTTCAACCGATGGATGGTATTAGTGAAACCGAACAAGGAACCTTTGAAACGACTTTGCCAAAAAGCGGATTCAAAGTTGAGTTCAGACTTTTAACATCGCAAGATGAATCCAATCTAAATAAAACAAATAAAAATGCAGAGCAAAGTTCAACCAGCTTGTTAAAAATGATTATTGTTTCTATTAATGATCAAGCAGATTCCTTTTATATTGAAAGAGCACTTCAAGCGCTCCCAATCAAAGACGCTGCTTTATTAAAAAAACAATATGTATCTGTAATGCCAGACGTAGATATGGCTTGTAATGTAGAGTGTGATAACTGCTTTGAAGAATCTAGATTGGAGGTTCCGCTTACTGCGGAGTTTTTTTGGCCTGACCTCTGATTATATTGAGAATGTCTATGAGCAGATATTTATTATGAACTACATTGGCAACTGGTCAATAACGGAATTATATAACTTACCTGTTGGGTTAAGAAAGTGGTTCGTCGAGCGAACTGTAAAACAAAAAGAAGAAGAAAAAGAAGCCCAAGAAAAAGCAATTCAGAAATCAACTAGAAGATAAAACACTCTAATTACTAATTACTACAAAGGAGTGTTAATATGTCTACCCCCCACATTATCGATCTAACTACAACAAAAAAACAACTAAATGAATCAGCAATATTGAGAAAGTTTGCTGGTGATTTAAAAACAATTCTTAGAACTGTTTTAAGTTCCGAGGCTTTTCGAGCGTTAATCAGCGAAGAAGAAAAAGAAAAAACAAAGATTGTGGTAAAAGGATCTAAGCAGGATGTTAAAGCTTTTGCTAACACTCTACAAAAAGAAAAGCAATATGCAATAAATTATATAGAGCATGGACTTGGAAGCGAAGAGGTTTCTAAATCCAAACTAGAACTGGAAAAATCTATTCATGATTTTGAACAAACTACCGGTATTAAGTGGCCCATTGGATAAAAAATAAATGGCTGATATAATCAACTTAGACGACAGGCAACTTGATCAATTAATATCTGGACTAGCAGCTGCTTTTGAAAAAGCAATGACAGCGGCTGCGAGCACGCCGGGGACAGCAGCGTCAACGGCGGTTACTGGTGCTAGAAAACAGCTAGAAATCGAAGAACAACGCCGGGATATTATAGAACAAAATCTTCAAAATCTTACCAAGATGGAGGATATTCAAAGTAAAATAAATGAAGAAGCGTCAGAAAGACTAAAAGAAAGAGTAGATTTTAGCGAAGATGAGTTAGATATAAATCAAAAAAAATCCATCTTGGTGGAAGAAGCACTGAGGATACAAAAAGAATATTATATTGTAGCAAAACAAATAGAAGGAGTGGACAAAGAGACAGTCAAATCCTTAAGAAAGCAAGTGGCAGAACTGCTTAAAATACAACGAGTCAAAAGGCAAGAAGAAACAGAAGAGGAAGAAAGAGAAAGAAGGAGAAGACAAGCCGAACAAGAAGCGAAAAGAGAGAGAGACATTGCCACAAGAGATCTTAAATATCAAGCAGAGTCAATATTACGAAATTTTGCAGGTATTGACAATGGTTTACTTCAATCAGCCAAAAACTTTAAAATTCTTCGCAACGAGGGCGGTGTCATTAGAGGAACACTGGGCAGCATGGCTGAAAAAATTGAAGAAGCTGGAGTGCGAAATATTGCCCTGGTTAAAGGTTTCGAAAAAATAAAAGAACTAACAACTTTTATTACTGATCAAACTCTCAAGGGAGTGACGCCAGCATTTGATTATCTTGGGAATATTGAAAAAGCTGTAGCTATACAAGATGAATTTAAAAAAGTGGCAAGAGCTACAAACGTTTTAACTGGTGAGGGTATTGATAAATTATCTGCTAAGTTTGTTAAGTTGTCAAGAGAAACTAGAGGTACCAAAGAAGAGTTCATTGCAATACGAACAGAACTATTCACCACTTCTAGGTTCTTTAGGGAGTTGGAAGCCAGCGTCGATGGTAGCGGAGATGTTCTTCAAAAAACAGCTTTTTTACTTCAAAGAAGGTTTAATGCTAGTATCTCTAGCGCAGCTAAGTTGACAGATACTTTAGCACAATCCTTTGGCAAAACTGTGCCAGAAATAGCTGATTTTCAGAAGAGTTTAACA